ATTTCATCTGGTACACGTGGTACACCCAAAATTCGGAAAATCTCGGAATTATTATGAAAATCTCGGAAAATTTGGTTAGTTGGTGTGGCACAGCGTTCACCAACCCGTCACGCGAAGTCGAGCTATTGGACTGGTTAGGTGGCCATGAGCACAAAGTGGAAGTATTGATGTATCGAAAAGGTTTATGTGATAAACGTTCGTTACCGTGTATAACACCGGGTGGCGTATTTGGTCCGACTAAACAGATCGATGACTTCAAGTGGGGCAGTGGGATACTGTTCATCGATATAGACGGCAAGGATAATGATGTGGCCTACTGCCGTGAAGTGTTCGAGGCAAGTATATACACGTTAGCGTTGTCTGCGTCGTCTAGCGGCAAAGGCCTCAGTGTGTTTATGCGGGTTCCTAAAAAGATGACTGTAGAGTTATACAGGAACTACTATATCCAGATGGAAGAGTATTTGAAGCAGTACGGCATTGTGGCCGATCCGTCTGGTAAGAACATAAACCGCCTGCGGTATGCTTCGTACGATCCCAACCTGGTTATGAATCTGAATGCTCAGGAATTGCCTTTGTGGTATAAACCGAAGAAGGTAAAGAAAGAAACCATACAGGTTGATAGTGAGTTTCAAAAACAGATACTCGAAATCGTTGAAGCAATCGAGCGTAGTGAGTGGGACATATCGAAAGCGTATAACGACTGGATATACCTGGCTGGATTCTTTTACAACGTGTATGGTGAAACCCAAGGCCTGAATATGTTCCTGAGATTATCAAGGTTTTATCCGGATTACGATGAACGTAAGGCGATCAAGAAGTATGAACAGTGTAAGACGTTTGAGAATATACGATTGAATAAGTTTTTTAAATTAATCAAACCCTATGAAAGTACAGATAGTAAAAAAGGTAAAGGAAGTTCAGGAACCGTTCGTAAAGCTGGTAAAGCCGGGACAGCTAAACATAACGTTAACCCTACACGTAAATCAATACAATAACATTTGTAAGTTCGAGTACGTGGTGGGTGGTGTACACGGCAGCTTGGACGTGAGAAAAGGTGAGATTATGTTTGCCTGGGCTGAGTTCGAGCGGTTGGTGGAGGAAGCTGCGGACCTGAGCTCGAAGGATAAGACGGTGCCTATCAAGGCCAAGATAAAGACAGTGAACAAAAGCAAAGAGGTGGTTATGGTCTCTGAGCTCGATACGCTGTTTGCTAAGAAACCTAAACGTAAGTAGCCATGCGGGTATGCAAAGTATGTTCGAAAAATAAGACCCCAAAGAACCGAACAGTTTGTTTTACCTGCTTATCCCGTCAGCAGCGGGCGAAAGATCCTGTGCGGTATGTATGGTCTTATCTTCGTAGCAATGCTAAACGGCGTGGGGTACATTTTGCCCTACCCCTTGATTGGTTCAGGGACTTTGTGGCCCAGAATGGGTACATGGAGGGTAAAGGCAGGACGGCACAAAGTTTAAGCTTTGATAGACGCGATTCACGTAAGGGTTACATCCCTGGTAATGTGAGGGTCATTACCATAGCTGAAAACTCGCGGCGGGTGGCGGAACTAAACCGCCTCCACCCACCGTACAAAGAAATCCATGTACCGTTTTGAGAATTTCCGAAATTTTCATAATTTAGCCGCCATGTTTTATAAAAATAACGCAAACCAGGCGTCAACCATAAGCATAGCTCCGATGCATCGGGATAGGCATGCTACCGGTGGCGCCTTTTGCATTTAAGGCATATGGCAAAGAAACCTGCGAAGAAGACTACAAAGAAGACCCCGGCTAAAAAGGCAAAGGCTAAACGTGCTGCTGAGATTAAAAGGCGCCAGGGAACCATTAGCGGTTACGAGGTGAAAGAAGATCGATGGGCTGCCACAGGTGGTATGTATACATTTGGTAGACCTGTTGAATACTCGCCGGAGCTGGTGGCCAAGGGTTATGAGTATCTTGAGAGTTGCGTGGACAGCAAGAAAAAGATAGGTGGCCTGGTTGAGTATAAAGTGAAGGTGCCTACGTATGAAGGCTTAGGGCTAGCGTTGGGTATATGTAAAAGAACGGTTATAGACTGGGCCACTAAGTATACAGACTTTTCTCAACTAACTAAGAAGCTGCTTCAGCTCCAAGCCGAGAAATTAATGAGCGGCGGACTCTCCGGAAACTATAATCCGACCATCGCTAAAGTACTTTTATCGAAGCACGGTTACCGCGAAGTTACCGAGCAGGAGCAGACCGTTGCGCAGACTATTAAGTTCGAAGGAATCGAAGTTGTAGCGCCAAAGAAACCTGATGAAGCTTAGACACGACCCAGCGAGTGACGAGCAGTACCAAGGCATACAGAAGTTATACGACCAGGACACTACGTACGTAGGTTTCGGCGGCGGGGCAGGTGGCGGTAAATCGTGGTTGGGTAGTGAGTGGGAGTTATTCATGTGTTGTATGTTTCCGGGTGTACGTTACTTTATGGCCCGCGAGGAACTGAAGAGTCTGAAGGAAACCACAGTCAATACATTTTTCAAGGTTGCGCGCTACCACGGTCTGACCGATATGTTCCGGTATTACGAGCACTACAGCGCTATACGTTTCTACAACGGTAGCGAAATATCCTTACTCGAATTGAAGTATACTCCCAGCGATCCGATGTTCGAGCGGCTGGGCTCTACAGAGTACACCGGCGGCTTTATCGAGGAATGTGGCCAGGTGCACTTTAATGCGTTCGATACATTACGCTCCCGTGTTGGCCGCCACTATAATCAGCAGTACAATATCCCGCGTAAGGTTCTGCTTACGTTCAACCCAAAAAAGAACTGGCTCTATCACACATTCTATAAGCCTTGGAAAGAGAATCGTATAGAACCTGGCTATGCGTTCGTGCAGTCCCTGGCGGCCACCAACACAAAGATCGATGAGGGTTATTTAAAAGCTCTCGACGAGATTAAAGACAAGACCACCAAACAGCGTTTAAAGTACGGGGAGTGGGAGTACGAGAATGACCCGAACGCCCTGATAGACTTCGGTACAATCAGCAATATCTTTACGAACGCTTTTGTGCAGGCCACAGGAGACCGATGTATAACAGCTGATATAGCGCGCTTCGGTGCGGACTCGATTACGATACGGGTGTGGGACGGTGGCCGTGTGATCGAGCGCGTTAAGCGTACCAAGTTAAGTATAACCCAGACTGCCGATCTGATAAAGCAGTTAGCAAATAAGTATTCAATACCCATGCGTAAAGTCGTAGTAGACGAAGACGGCGTAGGTGGCGGGGTCGTGGATATTTTGGGTTGTACGGGTTTTGTGGCCAACAGCCGGCCGGTGGGTGGTGAGAACTTCGACAACTTAAAAAGCCAGTGTGGGTACAAGATCGCTGAGCTCATAAATGGTAACCAGATTTACGAAGCCGTGGAGCTTGCGCAGCGTGAAAGCATAACCGAGGAACTTGAACAACTAAAGGCCAAGCATGACCGTGACAGCGATAAAGCCAGGGCCCTCATGCCTAAGGAGCAAATTAAGGATCTTATCGGGCGATCGCCGGATGACTTGGACACCTACATTATGCGCGGGTATTACGAAATACTGAAAAAAGGGATTTCTTTCGGTCCGGTGTCAAGTTTTTCAAAAAAGTCTTGACAGGTATTACTCTGGGTATTACCTTTGGGTCATACTTAAATGGAAAAGCATATGGATTTATCCTAAAGAAGCAGAGATAGAAAAATTACCCAGATACTCAGAAGTTGATAAAAGCGGGTGGATTTGCCAAGATGCCTCATATGAAGGCACCATCGTCTTTGGTTTACATTGAGGGGGTTGAGGTATCGAGCGGTGGAAATTTTGCATATGTAAAGTGGCATGTTGTTAATGGTTTCAATGGGGCTGAGCAGCATAATCTTTGGTAAATCATGACTAAGTCTATCATATAGAATATCCATACGCAAACTATCCCTAAGATTATAATGGCCATAAAAAACAAATGGTCTTAAATCGGTATTTCTTTTTTTCTTACCATGCGCAAATTTACAGTGCGCATTTTATATCTTTGTGGCTACTTTGGTGAGATGTTACGTGAGATTAAGGAAAAACTTTTAAAACTAAACCCGCCGGGCAGCGGGATACAAATAGCCTGAACAATTGTGAAAACGTTTATTTTAACTCTAGTTGTGGGGTTGTTTATGGTGGTAGGCGCACAGGCGCAGACAAAAAGCGACGTAAAGCGGGTAACAGTATCCGATCTGCCTACTATTCAACCGTATGCGCATTACGATCTTGTTATCGAAGATGACGCACCAGACGTTGCTCCTATGTTAGTTCAGGGGTGTACAGACTGGGCCCCGGCTGGCGGTTGGTATAGTTGCGGTTCAGCTGTATGTCAGGATCAATCACAGCGCTGCGACGACTGTGGCCCATGGTTAATAGGTCCGGATGGTAATCTGGAGCAAGTTGGGTGCACAAATAGACGAACAGTAGTTATAATGATGTTATAGAAAATAACGGCAGCTTTGACTATACAGGCTGCCGTTTTTACAAAACCCTATGAAACGAATCTTTGAATACTTAGTAGACCACGGATGGATAGAGTTCACCGTGTTTTTCACAATACTTGCATCGATCTTTGCGTATGTGTCAGTGTGTTGATGTGTCTATGGGCTCCTACGCCAACCAGACCCACAAGCTCAGTCCGCACACGGGTAAGGTGGTCGGTATCGATAACTGTATCCTGAATGAGGTATTGGGCTTGTGGCAGCTGGGCATACAGACGGTTGAAAGCTGCTGCGGCCACAATGTGGCGCCACCGTATATTGCGGTAGTTGCCCACGACGTAAATCGCATGCTCGATCTGGGTTATGAATTCGCGCCTGCGATAATTTCAGAAGGTTTAGGTATATTCACACCGAAAAGCGTAAACGATGATAAAGTTTAAAGTAAACGGCCGCACGGTCAACATACCCACGAACTGGGATGAACCTACCTTCGAACAGTACTACAAGATCCTGAGGTCATCCGAGAACGACGACAGCCTGGTACGGGCGCTCGCGGCGCTGTGTGACGTGGAGTATGAGGTGTTCCGTAAGGCCGAGCTGAAGGGCTTCGAGAATGTGATGGTGGCCCTGACGTTTTTAAATACTCCGCCGGACTGGGGCAACCCGCGCCCTAAAGCCGTCGGTGCGTTCGCGTTGCCTGAAGACATAACCATGGATTCTGTGGCCCAGTTCGAAGACATGAAATCGATATATGATAGCCATAAAGATAAACCCATATCGGAGCTGGTAGACCAAATGCCACTTATCATTGCGATATACCTACAGAAGTACACTATGGGCACCTACGATTACAGCGAAGCCCAGCAGCTCGCCCCGAAGCTGCGACAATACCCTGCCCGGGAGGTGGTAGAGGCGGCGAATTTTTTTATCGCCAAGCTTCTGACCATGACACTCGGCACTCCAACGAGCTTCCACCCTCCGATGCTGACCCGGCTGCGGTGGGCATTGAGCAAGTTTTTAAAGCGTTTGGGTTTCTAGCGGTACTTCACAACGTATCCCAGCGGGTCGGGCTGCCGGAAGACGAGCTGCTGAAATGGTCGGTACGCCGGTTCTACACCAAAACAAAGCTGCTTGCGTGGCTAGACCATGCAGAAAAAGAATACAGAAACCAAGTTTTCGGTAAAAAATAATTGTACCTTGCTGACATGAATGTCAGAACCCTGGTACAAGACATAGCCCTGCAGTCCGATCCCGACGTATTTTTCGGGCATGGCCGCCAGAGCGATTTTAACGCCCTTCCTAACAAGCAGTACCCGTTCGTATGGCTAGACCCCCTCCAAGGGTCTGGAGCCTTCACAGAGGGCACGGAAAGCTATTCTAAGACCTACCAGGTGGCCGTGTCCTTCCTTGATCTTGATTCAGCGGATAGTTCGGCCGAAGAGTATGGTAAAATCCTTGACCGGATGGAAGCCATTGCTGACAAATTCGTCATTCTGCTAAATCAGGCTGAGGTGCCCATTGTGATCACCGGGGTAACCTATACCCCCGCGATCAAGGTATTCGCTGACTGTTTGACTGGTCAAGCCCTGACGTTTACTCTTCAATTGCCCGATGCGTTCGATTACTGTGCCATTATAAACGCCCCTGGCCGCTGTTTATGAGCTTAGCGAGAACGGTAATAACTTTGCTGAATTCTCAAGGGCTCGGCATGGTGGCCCAGATACGCGGCAACCTCAACACTACTTCTACCAATGCCACTGGTAAAACCCAGCAATCCTTAAAATTCGACGTTTCCCAGACGGGTAGTGTTATTACACTATCAATTACCGGACGCCCGTATTTCATGACGGTAGAAACCGGTCGTAAACCTACACCTGATAAAAAGCCTTCAAAGAGTATGCTGGAATCTATCAAGGAATGGATGGACATCCGCGGTGTTAGCGGGTCAGAGTGGGGTATTGCTATGGCCATAATGAAGCACGGCACAAAGCTCTATCAGAAGGGAGGCCGTAAGGATATAGTTTCCAACGTCATTAACGACGGCATGGTGGCGCGGATCGAGGAAGAAATATTAAAGACCCTGGGCAACGATATACTTGCGCAAATGTTGCTCGCGTTCAATACAAACAAAAAGTCAGCATGAGTGTAACTATATTAAAATCACCCATAGGCCGAACGATACGGGACAACACTCCGAATGACGCTTCGGTACTTGATGACGCAGGCGACGCGATATTCAACGCAGGTGGCCACGGGCTTTCTAGCGGTAATTATGTGTATGTTAATAAGGGACCCATTGAGTACTTGGGTTTTTGGTATGTTGACGTAATCGATATTGACAACTTTAAACTTAAGGAATACGCTGCCGCAGATCCTCTGCCGTTCCTGGTAGATGGTATAGAAGTAACGTATATAGTATCAGATAGCATATGTCCGTGGCAAGCAGTAGAGCAGCCGATAGTGTACAAGCTTGGTACAGATTTATATCCTACAAATAGTGTAGACGCAGATCGTACAGTGTCGTCTTTCGCGGACTCATCAGGCAATGTTGAGCTTACACTGTCGGGGTCTTTAAAAACGGGCGTTCAAG